CGGCACCCTCCAAGGCGCGGCTGCGCGTGATCACCAAGGGCCAGGACCTGGACGATCCCGAGGCAGGCGACGAAGTCGAGCCGATCAAGAAGAAAGACGGAACGGTCGACGAGGTCGCCACAGCCATCCGCAAGAGCTGGAAGAAACCGATTACGGCCGCAGCCGAATAGCGCGGCCACGCACGACATGGGCACTCCGATCAACCTCCAACCCCTGATAGACCCGCCCTCGCCGGGAGGCGACGGCACGCGGCATCGCTTGCGCCGGGAGGCGCACGTGCCGCTCCCCATGAAGGAGCTACCATGCAAAACGCTGCTCAAGTCTCGGCCGATACTCTCCGGCTGATCAAGGAAGCGCAAGGCAATCCCTCCGCCGCTCTGCTCAAGGCCTATACGCAGGCTGCGAGCGCGACGAGCGGTATCACCGCCTACGATCTCGAGGCCCCGGCGAAACTGCTCTTCCCGGTGATCACCCCACTGCGGAACGTCATCCCGCGCGTCTCCGGCAAGGGTGGCATTCAGGCGAACTGGCGCGCCGTGACCGGCGTCAACAGCGCCCGATATTCCCTCGGCCTCGTCGAAGGCCGGCGCGGCGGCATCTCGACCGACACCACGGCCGACTACACCGCGGTCTACAAGGAAATGGGCCTCGATCAGACCGTTTCGTTCAAGGCCGAGCGCGCCGCCGAAGGGTTCCAGGATCTGGACGAGCTCGCCGTCGCCAACCTCCTGAAAGCTGTCATGATCGGCGAGGAGTTCTGCGACCTCGCCGGCAACACGTCGCTCGCCCTGGGCACGACCGCGAACGCCGTGCTGACGCAGGCGAATACCGGCGGGTCGCTCCTAGAGGACACCTCCTACGGCGTGGGCGTCGTCGCGCTGACCGCCGACGGCTACTACCGCGCCTCGCTCACCGGCGGCGTCGTGCAGACCTACACGCGCACGAACGGCGACGGCACGACCGATACCTGCAACGGCGGAACCGCGATTGCCTCGACGCAGGCGAACGTGACCACCGCCAACGTGAGCGGGACCGCGAACACGCACGTCATCAACGCCACGGTGACCGCCAAGGCCGGGGCCTTCGCCTACGCCTGGTTCTGGGGTGTCGCCTCGGGCAACCTGACCTTGGGCGCGATCACGACCATCAACTCGGTGCAGATCACCGCCACGGCCACCGGCAACGCGGCTCCCGCATCTCCGGGCATCGGCAACTTCAACGCCCTCGCAGCGACCGACTACTCGCAGGATTCGAGGATCTACGACGGTCTGCTGACGATGTGCTCGAACTCCTCGCTCAACTCCTACAGGGTCGTCCAGGCGACGGGCAACGCCGGCACGGGAACGCCGCTCACCTCCGATGGTGCAGGCGGCATCACCGAGTTCGATACGGCGCTGCAGTCCTTCTGGGACAACTATCGGCTCGGGCCCGATACGATCTGGGTCAGCTCGCAGGAGATGAAATACCTGCGCCGGCACGTCCTCACCGGGGCGACCGCAGCGGCCCAGCGGTTCGTGTTCCAGGTCGACCAGGCCGGTGTTGTCGGCGGTGTGTCCGTCAAGAGTTACCTCAATCCGTTCACGATGGGTGGCCCGGCCGAGATCCCGATCCGGCTGCATCCGAACGTGCCACCCGGGACGGTGCTCTTCACGAGTCAGCAGTTGCCCTACCCGATGTCCAACGTCACGAACGTGATGCAGAAACGTCTGCGCCAGGACTATTTCCAGATCAACTGGCCCATCACGACGCGTGTCCGCGGGTTCGGCGTGTACTTCGACGGCGTGCTGCAGCACTACTTCCCGCCCTCGATGGGGATCATCACGAACATCGGTGCCGGCTGATCCCGCCGGTAGCAGGTAGCCGATGACAGACACCGGGCGGCGCGAAGCGAACGAACCAAACATCCGTCGCCGCCCGGCGCGTCTTTTCAAAACCACATAGGAGAAACCAGCCATGGCAGGAAAATCGAAGTTCCACAGCGATGTCCGCTACGCCGACACGCGCGGCTACGGGGCCATCACCATCGAAGGGCGCGAACTGGAAACTGGCGATGACGGCTGCGTCGAAGCGCCCGCCGTCCTCGAAGCGCAGATGGCCGATCACGGGTTTGTCCGCGAGTGCACCAAGGCCTTCGCCGACTGGCAGAAGGCGCGGCAGCCGAAGCCCGTCCAACAGCCGCAGCAGGCGCAGGGCGCGCGCAGGTAGGCGAGGCCATGGACCTGAGCACGACCGCGCGCGTGAAGAGCTACCTCGGCATTCCGTCATCGAAGACGGAATCCGACGCGCTGATCGCGCAGCTCGTCACGCGCGCCTCGGGCCAGGTGACGAAGTTCTGCACACGCAGCTTCGGGCGTCAGGTCACAACGGGTGCGAGGTTCGATGGCACCGGGAATGATCGCCAGATGCTGCCGAACACGCCGATCATCTCGGTGGAATCTCTTTCCGTGGACGGCGTCGCAATCGCCGCGTCTGCGGATGCGATCGCAGCGGGCTACCAGTTCGACGACACGATGCTCTACCTCTTCGGCTACGTGTTCACGCGCGGCCGGCGCAACGTGCTCGTGTCCTATACCGCCGGGTTCTCTTCGTCGGAGGCCGATCTCATACCGGCGACGAGCCCGTACACGATCACGCCCTCGACCTCGGACGCGAACGGGAACGACGGAGCCTCGCTCGCCGTTACCGATCGCGGCGTCGTCTTCACGACGACGGGTGTTGCGCTGGCACTGGTTGCTGGCACGCCGACCACCGGTCAGTACAACTTCGCGGGCGGCATCTACACCTTCGCCGCGGCAGACAAGGGGCTCAGCGTCACGATGAGCTACGACTACGTGCCAGCCGCGGTCGAGCAAGCCTGCATCGAGATGGTCGCGTTGAAGCTGCGCCAGCGCGACAACATCGGCGTGCAGTCGCGCGTCCTCGCCGGTGAGACCGTCACGTACACCGACCGCGACATGACCGCCGCGGTGAAGGGCTTGCTCGGGCCGTACAACCGGAGGGCGCCCGTGTGAAGCAGGCCACGCTCCTCTGCGTCTGGGGATTCGATCTTGCCTCCGAGGAATTCATCCTGCTCGGCGCATTCACGAAACGCGAGGACGCAGATGCGTTTGCGGCGCTCCCCGAGACCATCGCGGCGGCTGCGGCAATCCGTCCGAGAGTCATCGCAATGACGCTCTGCGAACTGAAAGCGCAGCTCTTGCGCGAGCGTCTTGGCCAGCTTCACGACGTGCTGCTCAGGATCGAGGCGAAGGGAAAGGCGCCGGCATGAAGCTCATTGTGAACGTCGCTACCGAGTCCGTCCTCGCCTCGCTGCGCGGCTTTCGCGTGCGGCTGATTCAGCGTCTGGTCACGACGCTCGCCCGGATCTCGATCGAAGTCCAGCGCGATGTGAAGGGCCTGAAGCTTTCCGGCCAGGTGCTGCACGTTCGCACCGGCACGCTGCGGCGCTCGATCAACCGCGAGGTCAAGCTGACAGGTGATGTCGTCGAAGCCGTGATCGGCACCAACGTCGCCTACGCCCACGCCCACGAGTACGGCTTCAAGGGCAAGGTCGACGTCCGGGAACATCTGCGCACCATCAAGATGGCCTGGGGCCGTGCCCTGAAAGAGCCCAAGCGCGTCACGGTACACGCGCACCAGATGATGATGAACCTGCCGGAGCGCTCATTCCTGCGCTCGGTTCTCAGGGAGCGCGAGGCCTCGGCCACGGCCGCCATTCGTCTCGCCGCCACCGAATCGGTGTTCGGATGAACAAGACCCGGGAAGCCGTCTACGCCGCGCTCTTCGCGCGCTTCGCCGGGCTTGTCGATGCCGGCGGCACGAAGACCTTCATCGTTGCCGAACGCAAGCTGCGGGACTGGGAGACCGTGCAGGCCGAGGAGTGCCCGTATCTCGGGCAGACGCAGGGTGGCCAATCGACGATCCAGCGCCGCGGTCTGCCGACGCAGTGGAAGCTCGGGGCGAGGCTCTACATCTACGTGAAGACGAACGCCTCGATGCTGCCAAGCGAGACACCAGCCTCGACGCTCAATCCGATCCTCGACGCCGTGGACGGCGCGCTCGCCCCCGATGCCACCGACAGCAAGGGCGATGCGGTGTGCACGCTCGGCGGACTCGTCTCCCACTGCTGGATCGAGGGTGAAATCGAAACATCCGAAGGGCTGCTCGGGGATACGGAAGTCGCGATCGTGCCGATCGAGATCCTCGTCCCATAACCAAGGAGGTCCATCATGCAATACACATTCGGCGCAGGACAGCTCTACGGCAGGAAGAGCGCCACGAATCCGACCCCGGTGCACTTCGGCGGCCTGCAGGGCGTATCGGTCGACATCGCGTACACGACGAAGGAACTGATGTCGGGCTACCAGTTCCCGGTCGCCGTCGGCCGCGGTACGGCCAAGATCACCGGAAAAGCCCAGTTCGCGCAACTGAACGCTCAAGGGTTCAACGACCTCTTCTTCGGTGAATCCTCGCTCACCGCGGGGCGCACGATCGCGGTCGTCGACGAGGCGCACACGATCTCCGGGAACGCGGCGACGATCACACACAACGGCGTCATCACGGACCTGGGCGTCGTCATCGCTGCGAACGGCCAGATCCTCGCCCGGGTGGCCAATACCCCGGTCGGCGGCGGCAACTACTCCTGCAACGAGACGACCGGCGTCTACACGTTCAACAACGCGCTGGAGGCCTCCAACGTCAAGATCGGCTACACCTACACCGATTCCGGCAACGGCCAGACGATCACGCTGACGAACCTCCCGATTGGCTCGGCGCCGCAGTTCATGGCGGTGCTCTACGGGAGCTACAACTCCAAGGTGCTCACGCTGACCTTGAACGCCTGCATGAGCAGCCAGTTGACCCTTGCCACGAAGCTCGAGGACTTCATGATCCCGGACTTCAGCTTCTCGGCGTTCGCCGACGCCTCCAACACCCTGGGCACGCTTTCGCTCGACGAATAACAGGCGCGCGACCCGGCGGACCCATAACTCTAAAGGACAAAACCAGCCATGACCGCACCTGCAGTACCCGTACCACCTGAGCGCGTTCAGCCGAGCACCGACCGCGGCGGCCAGTGGGTCGAGATGGGAGGCCGTGAATACAAGATCCCGCCGCTCTCCTTCGCCAAGATCAAGGCGATCGGTGATGACCTGTCCGCCATCGGCCAGATGAAGGACGGCGCCATGCCGACGGCGGAGCAGTTCGCCGCGGTGGCCAAGGTGGCGCACGCCGCGATCTCCCGCAACTACCCGCAGATGAAGATCGAGGAGGTCGAGGAGGCGATCGATTTCGGCAACTTCCCGCGCGTGATCGATGCCGTGCTTTCGATCTCGGCCATGAAGGGGAAGGCGGATAGCGCGGGGGAGCCGAGCGGCTCACCTGGGGGGAACTCTACGGCCTGATCATCTGCGAAACCGGCTGGACCTGGGAGTATGTCGATGACTTCGATCTGCCGCGCTTCTACGAACTGTGCGAGCACTGGCGGCGATTCCCGCCCATCCGGGTCGCCCTCGCTGCGCTCCTCGGTGCACCCGGTGAGAAGGGCTCCGGCGAGCGCGCATCTTCGCAGCGGCCGACGCAGAGCCTGGGCGAGGTCGTCGAAGCCTTCGCCGCAGCCGGGCTGCAAGTGCAGGTGAACCGTGGCGCAAGGACCAAACAGGGCTGAAGTCAGTATCGGCGCGCGGATCGACGAGGTCGTCGCCGCGATCACCGAGCTGCAGAATCAGTTCTCCAGTTTTTCGAAGAACGCCTCCGAAAAGCTCAACTCCATCGGCCTCGCCGGTGAGAGGCTCGTCAATCGCATCCGAGAGATCGGCACCGCATGGCTCTCCTGGGAGGGAGCCAAGCACTTCTTCGAAGCGACCGTCGAGTCCTCCGAGAAGCTGAACGTCGAGCTCGGCCGCTTGGCCGCTACCTTGGGCGTGAGCACGAAGGAGGCCGCGGCCCTCAAGATCGGTCTCGACGACATTGGCGTCGGCACCGACTCCTACGTCGGCGTCCTCCAGCGCATGACGCTGCAGGTCCGCACGAACGAGGACCGCATGCACCAGCTCGGCCTCGTGACACGCGACGCGAACGGACAGTACCTGAACGGCGCGCAGTTGATCGAGAACGCCCGCAAAGCGCTGCTCGAATACCGGGAGGGCATGGACCGCAATCTCGCCGCTTCCGAGATGACCGGCCGAAGCTGGGCGCAATTCACCGACATCCTGCGCCTGAACAATCAGGTCATGGAGGAGGCGCGCGAGAAGGCCGACAAGCTCGGGCTCGGTGAGCAGGACCAAGTCACGCGCTCGCGCGAGTTCCATAAGGCGATGTCCGACATCAAGGATGTCGCCCTTGGCGTGAGCAACACGATCGGCCAGGCCTTGATGCCGCAGTTGACGCGTCTCGGAAACTGGGTCGGGGAGAAGGGCGGGACGATCGTCTCCTGGACGCAGAAATGGCTCGATGTTGCCAACAAATTGAAGGAAGCCTGGGCCGAGAGTTCGAGCCCGATCATGGCCATCCTCCGTGCCTGGGAGAAGATCAACGCCCAGCAGCAGGGCCGCACGTCATCCGGGAAGGTCGGCGGCCTGCCGCCCGCGCCCGGATCTCCCGACGATGGCAGCGGCGGAGGCGGGGGCGGGAAGACCTACGTCCCGAAACCCTCCTACGACCTCGTC